TAAGCCCCAAGCAAATCCAAGTTCAGGGTTAAGGCGAATTGATATTTCAACTTGATACCAACCCTTAGCTGTCACTTTAAATTGATTTCCATTTATTATTTCAACATTAGGACTGGTAACGTCTTCAGTATCAAAAAAGCCGTTTTCAAATATGTTTCTTCCACTTATGGCATTTTTATTTGTTGTTGAAGTACGGGAAATTTGAGCACCTGCTGTTGATGATGGAAGCAGTTGCGCCCCGATTGTTGTTGTTGGCAGTCTAGTTACATCTACTGTGCCAAATTTAATTTTTGAACCATCAAGTGCCGCAATGTAATTCGCTGCAACAGAACCAGCATTGATTTTAGACCCAGAAAGATCATTGATTTTCGCATTCGTAATTGCATTGTCAGCAACACGATCAATGGGAAGCGTTCCGGTAGTTAGCTTTCCAGCGTCTACTCCGCTAGCAATTTTTGTATTGGTTACCGCGCCATCAGCAACCCTAGCAATAGGAAGCGTACCAGCAGTAAGTTTTCCAGCATCAAGGCCACTGGCAATTTGAGCATTTTGAAATTGCCCACTCTGAATTTTTGAAGCATCAAGTGCCCCAACATAAGTCGCAGCGACGGTTCCGGTGTTGATTTTGGTGCCGGAAAGGTCACTGATCTTTGCGTCAACAATTGCGTTGTCTGCGATTCTGGCCGTGCCAAACTGCCCGGTGCCGATTTTTGCTGCATCAAGTGCTGCAATGCGATCCGCTGCAACTTGACCAGTCTGAATTTTTGAAGCATCAAGTGCCGGAACTGCTTGTGCCGCAAGGGTTGCCGCCGGGGCAGGTTGACCGAACAAACCATTGAACAGACTTTCAATTCCATCAATGATTCCTTGAATTACCCCGCCGACGATTGGGATTCCGGTGAGGCCGCCGATTACCGCGTCGATTACGTCCTGAACCCAATTACCTAGATTAGTCAACGCATCATTAAGTCCCGCAACCATTTCCATTGCATATTGACCGCTGGTGATTTTACTTGCATCCAGACCAGGGATCATGACGGCTGCGAGATTGGCAATTACTTCAATTGGATTATGCCAAAGATCATAAAGAAGCTGACCAAGATTTGTTAGCGCACTATTTACTCCGTTAGCCAAATCCGTTAGGGCAGTGGTCAATCCGTTGACCATATCCTGAGCAAGCTGACCGCTGATAATCTTGCTGGCATCCAAACCGGGAATCATAGAGGCTAGCAAATTTGCAATTACCTTAACCGGGTCATTCCAAAGGTCATAAAGCAATTGTCCCAAATCGCTTACCAGATCAGAGATTCCGTTACCCAAATTTGTTAGGGCAGTACTCAGTCCCTCAACCATGTTTTGACCGATTTGACCAATTGTACCAATCGGGTCATACCAAAGATCATGAATAAGCTGGCCCAAATCGGTTATGACACCGTTGATTCCATCCCAAATAGCTTGAATTGCAGAATCCAAACCATCAATCATATCTTGAGCAAATTTTCCGGTGGTAATGACCGTTGCATCAAGACCTGGAATAATGCTTGCGAGAACCTTACTGAGAATGTTGTTCTCGCCAAAGAAAAATGTAACTATTCCATCAATGTAGTCAATAATTCCAGAGACTAGATTTCGCGGAAAGTCCAAAATCCCTTGTGCGATACCGGCTCCCAGCGATTGTTCCCCGGTACATGAAATGTTATCTATCCAAACGGTTCCCGAATTAAAAGATGGAGTAATTCGGCAACCAATTTTGAAACCATCTACGTTTTGTGGCGCAACAATTATTTGACTGATTTTGACCCAATCACCAGTTGCGCCGTGACCCTGTGGAAGATTTACGTTAGTTTGCGTAACTTCTGTTGCGCCAGAATAGAATACGAGACATGGACCGACTGTATCTTCATTGACTGGAATTGAGTCCCATTTTATATACCCACTAAGGAAATAACTTTTTCCTGGTATGGTGGGCGTAATCTCTTGTGTGAGAACCCTTTTCGCTACACCATTTCCGATTGTCTTAAAAGACCCTGGTGACGTGTCGGTGGTGTAATGAGGAACAGTCCACCAGCCGGTATTAATTCCGGTATTGATTTGATCTGTACTGGTATGTGTAACAGTAGAATCGAAAACCCAACCAGTATTTATGTTAGAACCGACAGTCCAATCAACTGTACTTCCAGAAACGTCTGGAACTAGTTGTGGCCCAATGAATCTCATGCCGGTTGAACCCAAAAGGTTTGATGGGTTAATGAATTTGACCAGCCAAGTAAGAGATTTGAAGATAAATACAACGATGTTGGAAAGAACATTCATCAGCAATTCATTTGGACCCTCAAGAATGTTGTCCAGAAAACTGCTGATAGCGGCCCAAAAGCCTTCTAGCCCAGAGAGATTGATGCCGCCGGCCCCCAAACCAAAAGCCTTGAAAATGGCGGTGAACATGTCACCAATTACATCAAATGTATCGTCAATTCCATGATAAAGGTCAACTACCGCATCATCGAATTCCCGAATTGCATCAACAGCTTCTTCTGAAAACCCAAGCGAGACAGCCCAAGCCAGAATTGCATCAAAAATTACGTCAGTGAATTGAGGCAACGGAACAATAAATTGGTCAAACATATGACCAATTGCCTCAATGAGATTCAAGGGAAATGGAGTATTTGGGTTAATGCCAAACAAAGAACCAATCGCTTGGAGAATATACTTCAAGTCTCCCAAGTCAATTCCGGTCGGTTCCCCGCCAGCGATTAGCACGAAAATGTCGGCAATTACACCTTGAATTTGGTCTACGACATTCTTATTTGCGCTGTCTACACCAGCCTGAAGTTTTTGTGTATAAGCCGAAAGCGTATCTACTGATTGATTCAGCCACGCCATATTCTTTACAAAGTCTTTATTGACGAAAGTCTTTGTGCTGGAATCAATTTGGCGTAATGCGCCCGATTCCACGGAGGCGGGTTGCGGCGGTCCAAACCCTGTCATTTATCAAACCTCTTCTGGCTCAATGTAAACGATAGGATCGTAACTAAATGCACCCTCTGCCAAAAGTTTAAGCTCAACAGCATTTTTCGCTTCATCCCAAGCTATCATCATGATTTTATGCTTTTGGTCAATATTTCCATGCCAAGCACTTGGACCCTGTACTCGCACAATGTCTCCCACATCATATTCTCCAAATGGCGCATTTGGATGATATGGGTCAATTGAAATCGCCTCAAAATAATACGGAACCTGCCTGCGTGTCAAGAGCCTATGCGCCCACGCGGCAGTTCTTTCGTTTGAATCTACATGCAAATCAGTCTCATTCATAACCCGCCGGAAACGGTCAGGATCGGCGTTGGAAAGCGTTGCGCTGTACTGCTTTCCAGGGAAAAATCCCTTAATGGTTATATCGGAGAACCAATTCTGTTCTACCTCTACCTTTGGCGTTGCGCTGGTTACATTTTCATTCATTCTGAAAATCAAATCCGTTTGGTCAACACCACCAAACGGATAACCTAGCCGAATCTTCTTGGTAATACCCGTTTTTGAAGGGTTCCAAGCACTTTCTTCAAAATAATCAAACGGAATATCTCTAGCCAGCTTGTTTATATAGTCACCGCAGTCAATCATGTCAACTTCACGAATAAATATCGCAAAGAAATCCTGCACGAATTCCTCGTTGTTGAAAGAGAATCCAGGCAACATTTGCATCCCAGACGTAGTGGGATAAACACTAACTCCAAGATTTCCGTTTTGATAGCTTTGAATATGGTTCCAGATACGAACCACGATTTCAAACGGGTCTACTGCAATTGGGTTCCAATTCTCAAGCCACGGAATACCTTTCGCGTAGTTGCTGAACCCTTCCGCTTTCAGAGTCATTATCCCGCTGGCGGGGTCAACGTCAGACGGCTGGACTATCCCACTCGCCCATACCTTTTCAGTACCATCAGCTAAATATTTACATGCGTGGACCCATTGACCCCAAGGTTTGAATTGAATTGGCCCACTTCCATTTGGAAGTTGAACGGATGGGTCTTTAGGATGAATATTGAATTCGATTTGCGAAGGGCCACTTAGTATTCGGACCACTTTTGCATTTTGTGGCTGAAGATCACGCGCAAGAATATTACCGTGAATATCCTCAATTACGAAATGAAATCTATCGTAATACTTCTCGTTGGTCACATCATCACCTGATATGCGTCATGCCAAAAAAGCCTTACTGAAGTCGAACCGTTGTAACCCGTTCCGGTCCAAGACATTTGAGTCACTACACCAGGGTGAAATTTGATTCTATCCAAATACGGATCAGGGCTGGTGTTATACGCCGCCAGTGAAAGACCGTCGCTATTGATTATTCGACGTGACCAAGGATAGCTTGAGATTTCTACAGCTTTTCCTGATGGAATAGTGGTATTTAATGAAATCTGTTGTGTCCCAAAGTCAATCACTGGATTTTGAATAGGGCCATTAATAATGAATCGAACCCAAGATGGAGCATCACCGCGCACTCTTGCATAGTTTGCTGGTGAATTGCCAAGTGTCACATAGTATTCCGTATCTGAGTAGCAAAGAGTGTCTGCTCGACGAAATTCAGCAACTACTTGGTAATATTCGCTTTGAATTTGTCGATGCATTTTGTAAGTGAATTTACCTGGGCGACCGTAGAATTGGCGGGTCACACCATCAGTTCCACGAAATAGAAGTGGCTTTAAAGCTCCCCATTGAAGACGTATGTCTTCTGCTCTCCATTCTCTTTGAAGATCGGAAAGCGTTGGGTCAACGTAGGTTATGGTGCTAGACCTCACTAATGCAGTGATGTTCGGCAAAGACCTATTTGCTATAACGTTGATGGTCAATTGAATCGGGTTTGGCTTCAAAGTGTCTGTGCCAAAACGCAATTCATCACTTAAAACGTTTTGAAAGTCCTGGGCATTAATATCGTAATTCCCAATATCAATAGACTCAATTTTAAACGGAGTGTACGGTCCCATAACCAAATTGCCGATTTGGAATTGACCAATCTCAAGTGGCATAACCAAACGCTCCTATTCCAGAAGAACGCACCGCAAACATTGCGTCATTCATTGTGTCCCTTGGGTCTTGGCCCGGTCCCTGATAAATATACAAATTATTGGTTGGTGCTGATCTTCCCGGTCCAACATTACCCATAGAACGTTCAAATGTGTTGAAAGTGCTTTTCATTTGCGGGTTTTCGCTTGCATACACTTGCAATTGACCGTTCATCGTATCAAGCAAATATTTAATATCGCTTGCACCCGGCAAGCCAAACCAATTCTGAAGTGCGCGACCAAGATACTTAGTACCAAGCCGATAAATTTCTTGACCAATATCAATCGTTGCATTCACTGCTGAATAGACTTGAGAGACAATACTTGCGATACCAGATGCCGCACCCAAAGCTGCTGCGGCACCAGCAGTCCCGCCGGATGGGTCACCTGCTGCGCCCATTCCGGTCAAAGTTGACGCGAAACCTAGTACGTCACTTGTGGTTTGGGCAATATTCTTACCCAATTCAATAAATGACTGAACGTTTTCTACAATCTTGTAAACGTCTTCAGTGTTTGCAATTCCACGCACCAAAGTATCGCCAATTTCTTTGGTGCTCTCAACGCTTTTCAGAGAAGAATCAACAATGTTGAAAATGTCCCCTGCGATACCAGCAACATTTTGCGTAATTGTTTGGGCTGTATCAAGAGGATTCGCAGCTTCTTTCATCCCATAGCTGCTCATTATTCCTTCGCGAACTTGACCAAGCGCAGTCGCATTCGCTCTACCAAGATCAGTATTTAGTCCTTGCTGCTGACTAATCACAGAATCCAAGTGCTGCAACGCATTTGAGGCTTGTTCGTCTGAAAGGATGCCGCTGCCAACGCCTCTCGACGCATCAAGTGCTTGCCTGAGTAGTTCATCGTTCTCAGCCAGCGCGTCGAGGCCGGTGAGCGGCCCACCCAGCGGGTCAGGAATAGCCCCTGAATCCGCTTGTGCGTCAATGGAATTCGGACCCAAGGTGACTGGCACCGGCTCGCGCCCAAATTTGCTACTCAGGCGAGTGTAGCCCTGACCAGGAACCGGAATTGACGTATCAAATGCGGTATGGAAATGATCTGTATGTTCAATATAATCATTTTTCCCACGCATATAGTAACCAGGATCAACACTTCCAGCTAAATCAGGGCCGACTGGTTTTCCTTTAAGAATTCCAATTCGTAATCCTGTATTTGGGTTTTGATAAATTCCTTGATTAATAGCTGGATTGTCAAGGGAGAGAAGATATTTGGAAAAAGCTTCTAAATCTTCTGGTTTGCCCCGCCAGTCTATGCCGGTGTTCTTCCCATTTCGCAATTGATGGTTAGGATAAGTTGACGCTTCAATTCCAAATGATTTAGCCAAGTCATAAACCCAAGATGGAAACCCAGATTTACCATAGTTAATATTTGTTCCGGCTGCCATTCCAAATGGAACAGATTTGAAATTTGAATTGGCTTGTGGCGCAAAGTTTTGCAAGCCCTTTTGGACTTCTTCTCTATAACCATCAATGTACTGCTGAGCACCCGCCCTTGCCCGGTCCAAATGACCTTTGGCTTGATTTTGCGGATGCCAAGGGCCGCCGATTGAAACTTGAGTGCCCAATTGCACTCCGCTAGTAAAGGTTTCGGGGGTTAAACCTCGTTCAGCAGCAAGATCGAAATACGCATCAATATTATCTTGAGGATTTATCATTGACCCAGGTCGATTCCCCCAAGTC